CTTGCTGCCTGCACCACCGACTGGACGGGGGTCGAGAGGGGGAAGAAAGAAATTCCGTTTTCGGTTGCCGTAGCTGAACAGATTTACCTGGAGATCCCGTGGATTCGGGAACAGGTCGATGCCTTCGTGGGAGACCGGGGCAATTTTTTGCCCACTGCGTAGCGCAGGCCACTCTTTACGTCAGGAAGACGGCATGGCTTGACGCTACCCCCAGGAAGGCGACAAAGAGCCGCAGAGAGACGATTGACGACCTCTCCGAGGCGCAAGGATGCGAGCCTGATTATGATTTGCCAGACATCCAGGGAGCGGAGTATCTGGTCGAGATGTTTAACGAGGTCGGGGCCGGGGTATCGTGGGCCGACCTTGCAGCATGGAAGGTGGTGACAGGAGCGATTCTCACGCCCGGTGAGGCTCTGGCGGTGAAGGATATTTCAGCGGAGTACATGGCGCAGCTTCACAAGGCTTTGGAACCTGGATGCCCATCACCGAACATCGATGTCGTTTCAAACAGGGCCAATGTTGAGCAGAAACTAAAAGCCCTTTTTTCCATGATGAGGAATCGCAAGAATGGCTGACATAGTAGGAATTAGCCTGCCCGTTGATTCGCGCCAAGTGAAAAAGGCGACCGATTCCCTTGATAAGCTCGGCAAGCAGGGGAAGAAGACCGAGACCGCAACGCAGAAAATGTCCACGGCTTTCAAGGTGGGGCTCGCTGGCGCTCTGGCCGGGACGACGGCGGTTATCTGGAAAACCATCGAGGCCCACCGGGAGTTCACCAAGACGATAAGCCAGCTTTCGGCGATCACCGGGGCGACTGGTGAAGACCTGGCATTCTTCCGGCAGGAAGCCCTTCTTCTCGGCAGCAGCACCACTTTCGCCGCCTCCGAGGTCGCCACAGCGTTCAAGCTTGTCGCCTCGGCAAAGCCTGATTTGTTGAGCAGCAAGGAAGACCTCGCAGCCGTCACCCGCGAGGTGTTGACCCTGGCCGAGGCTGCGGGGCAGACCTTGCCGGAAGCAGCGAACGCCCTGGGCAGTTCCTTGAATCAGTTCGGCGCCGGCGCTGATCAGGCGAGCCGGTTTATCAACGTCCTCGCAGCGGGGTCAAAGTTCGGCGCGTCCGAGGTCAACAACACAGCCGAGGCCCTGAAGAACGTGGGCGCCGTGGCGGCGACGGTGGGGCTATCCTTCGAGGAAACGAATGCAGCCATCCAGTCCCTCGCCTCGGTCAGCATCAAGGGCGCTGAAGCCGGAACCGGTCTGCGCTCCGTTCTGCTGAAACTCTCCACCCAAAGCAAAGACGAATTCAACCCCGAGATTGTCGGGCTTGCGAACGCCCTGGAAAATCTCGGGGCGGCCAACCTGACCACGGCGGAAAAAACCAAACTGTTCGGGCTGGAGTCGATCACCGCCGGGTCCGCGCTTATCTCCCAGGCCGGGTCTTTGGATACCCTGATTCAAAAACTCACTGGCACCACGACGGCGACAGAACAGGCCCGGGTCAACGTCGATAACCTGGATGGGGACATCAAGGCCATGTCTTCCTCATGGGAGGGCGCGGCCCTCTTGCTGGGAAGCGTTTTTAATCCGGCGTTACGGGCCACGACCCAACTCATAACCAGCGTGGGGAAGGTCGCGCAACAGTTTGCAATCGGCCTTGAGGAACTTGGGAAAGACATCGGTGCGTTTGCCGCTGCAACTGCGGCGGTTCTGTCGCTTGATTTTGAGATGGTCGGAAGGATCGCGGAGTTGCGGTCTATCGACCGGGAAGAGGCCCAAGCCAGGATCGATAAAATCTGGGAAGAGAAAGGCGCAATCGAGGAGAAAGCCAAGAGCGAGATAAAAGCGGCAGAGACACAGAAGATCGTTGACCAGGAGACGGCAGACCGGCGCGAAGTGGCGAAGCAAAAGGCGCAAGCTCTCCGGGATGTAGAGGCGGAGGAGATGCAAAAGAAAGAAGAGAAAGCCGCCGAGGCGACCGCCAAGGAAGAAGAGAGGGAGGACGAAGCCCTCCAGCGGAAGCTTGACCGGCTGCAGGATGGCCTACTTGCCGAGCGAGACCTTGAGCAGGTCCGCATGGAGGAGAAAAACGCCATTGCTGAAGAGGCGTTTGAGCGGGAACTGATCACCGGCGAAGAGCAAGACGAGATCCGGCTTGAAATCAAAGCTGAGTTCAACGCAAGGGTCGCGGAGATGGACCGCGCCGAGGAAGAGCGGAAAGCCGCCGACCGGGAAAGGGAGATCCAAGCAGAACAGGCCAAGCACGAAAGAATTTTTGGAATGCGCAGCGGGACCATGGAGGCCGGGAACGAACTGGCCTCAAGCCTGCGTGAAGGAGACCTGGCGAACGCCCTGGATGCTGGAGACCGGGCGCTATCCGGCATGGGTCAGCGCAACGAAAAGCTGTTTAAAATGCAGAAGGCTGTTGCGCTGGCAAATGCCATCGTTACCCTTCCTTCTGCGGTAATGAAATCGTTCGACAACGGTGGCGGCTATCCGTGGGGCCTGATCCCTGCTGGCCTCATGCTGGCCACCGGTCTTTTGCAGATCCAACAAATCACATCGGCCCAGTACCAAGGCGGGCGCCAGAGCGGCGGGCCTGTCTCGCAGCAAGCCTTGGTTGATATCGCAGAGAGAGGCCCGGAACTCCTCACCCAGGGAAGCAAGCAATTCCTGATCACCGGGGGGCAGTCCGGCAGCGTGGAACCGTTGAAGGAGTTCAGGGGGGAGGGAGGCCAGAAGGGCGGCCCAACGTTCAACATTGACGCCAGAGGGGCAGACGCTGAGGCGGTCATAAGGCTGGAGGCCATGGTCAGAAACTTGAACGGAAACTTTGATCAGCGGGCCGTTGGGGCGGCTCTGGACGCTAGGCAGCGGGGGATTTTATGACCATCGAATATCCACTAACTATGCCGCCTGAGCTTCCCGAGAAGATATCGTTTGCCCCCAGGTTGGCGGTCTCAGAAAGCGAAAGCCCTTTTACTTTTCAGGGGGAATTTTTCGAGCATCAGGGTCAGCAGTTGACGGCATCGGTTCGACTGCCCCTAATGCCGCTCGCCCAGGCTGAGGAGTGGGTGGCCTGGGGCCTCTCCCTGAATGGCGTGATAGGTACGTTCCTCATGGGCGACCCATCGGGCGCAACCCCCCGGGGAGCCCTGGGGGGTGTTCCTCTGGTGGACGGAGCAGGGCAAGGGAGAAGCAAGGTTTTAACCACCAAAGGATGGAGCGCAACGACCACGGTTCTCAAGGCGGGGGATTACATCCAGCTGGGGTCCGGGCTTGATGCGAGGCTCTACAAGAACCTGACCGACGCAACAACGGATGGGTCCGGGCTGGCGGCTCTTGATGTTTTCCCCAGGATAAGAGGGCCGCTCTCAGATGAGCAGGCGATTACCACCAGTGACACGCTTGGAATATGGCGACTTTCTCGGGTGATGTCGTGGGATGTCGAGGCGGTCATGTTCGGGATGAGCTTTAATGCCAGGGAAGCTCTGTGAGCAGGGACGTAACAGCGGCGTTTGTTGAGCAGCTTGATGCGCCAAGCAAGCAACCAGTTCTGTTTTTTGAGGGCGAATTTAAAAGCGGAACCGTCTACCTGTGGACCGGGATGGGGGAAATTGATTGGGACGGAAAAACGTGGTCAGGGGTGGGGTCTTTGGGCAACGCCTCGAACGTGCGCGAGATCGGAGGAATTGCAGCGAGCGGAATAACGGTGAGCCTTGCAGATATTGACAATGCCGCTCTTCCGATCATCCTGAACGAGGTTGAAAGCGGGGCTGCCGGTTCGGTTTGGTACGGATTTATTGACGATTCAGGGGCGGTGGTTGCAAATCCTCTCCAGGCGTTCGTCGGACGCCTGGACGTGCCAAGCTTCGAAGACAGCGGGAGTGGGAGTAAGGTATCAATTACCTATGAAAACCGACTCAGGGACCTTCTGCGGGCCAGGGAACTGCGTTATACCCACGGCAGCCAGCAGCGGGTATATCCTGGAGACCTTGGCTTTGAGTATGTCCCATCCTTGCAAGAGTGGAACGGGAAGTGGGGGCGCACATGAGGCGGCAAGATTGGGCGGCAAGATTGGCGGATTATTTGGCGCTACCTCATCGGTTCGACTGGGTGGAGAATAACTGCGCTTTTTTCACCTCTGGGGCCGTCTTGGCTCAGACCGGCGTAGACTATTCCATCCCTTACCGGGGGCCGACGACCAGGAAGGGGATGGTTGCCAAGTTCAAGCGCCTCGGAGGTGTTGACGCGGTGATGTCCCCGTTTCCACCCGTTCCGGTCCTTATGGCACAGCGCGGAGATGTGGCGGAAGTCACAGGTCCGGACGGGGTGAAAATGCTGGGCGTGGTGGTTGGGGCGAAGGTTTCTGTTCTGTCGGTCGAGGGGCAGATTTTTTACGATACCGGAACAGCTAACCGTGCTTGGAGGGTATAATGGGCGGTGCGATTGAATTCATCCAAAAAATAACAGAAATCGCCGACCCACTGCTTGATCCGATCATGAATGTCTTCGGTTTCAACCTTGAGGACGGCCAGAAGGAAGGCCCTGAAACCCCATCATTCACGGCCAGCCTTAAAGATAGATTCATAACCACAAAACAACCAATTGCGCCCCGGCGGATCGTCTACGGCCAGGCCAGGATTGGCGGCGTTTACACCTTCCTGGAAACGACCGGCGATTCAAACGAGTTTTTCCACATCGTCATCACCCTTTCCGGGAAAAAATTAAACGCGATCACAAGCATGTTTTTTGATGGGGAGCAGGTCCCGTTCGATGGGGGTGGCGGCGTAACCGGGCGCTATGCTGGCAAGGTCAACGCTTATTTCAACCTGGGCGGTGTTGATCAGGAAGCTATCCCGGAGCTTGTGGCAGCCGTCCCCGACAAATGGACCACGGATCACAGGCAGCGGGGGTGCGCCCATGTCTACGTCCGCCTGGAATTCGACAGGGATCTTTTCCCGAGCGGGCTCCCAAATATAAAATTTGATGTCCGGGGGTTCGACGAGATTTTTGATCCCCGCACATCGTCCACTGGCTACACCTCGAACGCGGCCCTTTGCGTCGCGGATTACATTTCCGACCCCGTGTTCGGTTTTGGGGCGGCGTACTCCACGGAGATCCTGGACGCTGACTTGATCGAGGCGGCGAACATTTGCGACGAGGGGATTTCCCTTAAGGCTGGCGGGGTGGAAGCAAGATACACGCTTCACGGCGTCGTCTCCACGGCGACGACCCCGCAGGACAACCTAAAGTCCCTGCTCTCCGCGATGTCAGGACGGGCCATCTCCCGGGGCGTCGTGTGGTTGATTCGGGCCGGGGCGTATCGGTCGCCGGAGATCTCCCTCACCGAAGACGATATGGTCGGCCCTGTTGGGTTCAAGACGCTCCGACCGAAAGACAAGCTTTTCAACTCGGGGCAGGGGGTCTTTGTGTCCCCGGGGAACGAATGGATACCAAGCGATTACCCAACAGTCACCGTTCCGGCCTACGTGGCGGCAGATAACGGGGAGGAAATATGGCGAGACTTCGAGTATAAATTTACAATTTCACCGACCGCCGCCCAGCGGATGACGAGGCAGGCGATTGAAATAAATCGACGCCAGATAACCGGAACGATTTCGTGTAAATCAAGAGCGTATCAGGTCGTTGCGCGGGACACGTTTAAACTCACGTTTGAGCGTTACGGGTGGGACGAGAAAACGTTCATGGCTGAGAGCGTTTCCCTTGTCCAGAGGGGCGGGGCGACGGTTGTTGATATTTCCTTTTCTGAAATAGACGCGGCGGCCTATTCGTGGGATTCCTCCTTGGAGGGGGACCCGATCCCCGCCAGTACCACCAACCTCCCAAGCCCGTTTGATGTTTCCGCGCCCACGGCCTTAAACCTGGACAGCGGAGGGGAGCAACTTTTTGTTGCGGGGGATGGGTCGGTCGTGTCTCGCATTTTGGCGACCTGGACGGCGCCGGCGG